ATCAATACAAAATTTTTATATATTACAAATAAATAATACCTTTATCCATATTTTGTATTATGAATAAAGGTACTCATTATCATATTATTTTGTTTTCCAATATCTGACATCATCTTCTCTTAAATCAATATAGCGAAATTGTTTTTGTTTGATATCGCCATGTGTATAAGGCTTTAATTCGCCATATAAATTATATCTCAATGTCACATCAAGCAATATATTTGCTGGTATCATTTTTCTAACTGTTTTTCTAATTTCCTCTTGTAGCTGTTTTTTAATCAATCTAATTTCAATATGTAAATGATACTCATTATACTGCATATCCACATTCACATTTTCTTTTTCGCAAATGCCCTCCAACCAATCCAATAAATGAAAATAAGTATATGGGCTATGGTGATTCCATAAAAAAAGTATTCTTTGTCTAAAATCCTCTAAACTCTCATATTGTTCTCTTACAATATTTAATAATTTTGCTCGTCTGTTTAATCCTCTTTCTGTTGCTGTAATAATCCACTGGTCAGACTCCAAATTTTGTTTTGCCTGTTTTTCTTCTTCTAATATATCACCCTCTATATTGGATAATATTTGAAATTCTCTTGTATCTCTTACAAAAGGAGGTAAATATTTTTCATACATTTGTTTCATAATGTCACCACACTTTCTAAAAATGGAATCTCATCATTTTCTAATATATAATTTTGAGTACTGCCATTGATTTTCGTATACTGCACATCAATCACACCTTCCGCATCTAATGCTCTTGACTCCAAATAGCTAATACGAACAGTCAAATACTCCATATCTGCCCATTGTTTTCTTAAATTATTAAAATAATCCTCTATGGAATTTGTAATATCTTCTACAACTTTCGCTCTGTTTGCTGTATCTTTTAAAAGTAATGTCATTTCAATGGTGCAATTTATTTCTTTTGCTGCTTCCACTGTCACTTTATGTCCTACTGGTGCAATACCATAGCCTAATCCTCTTTGCTGAGGGTCTATTGCCTGTTGTATTTTTACAATTTCCCCCTCTATGGGTGCATTAAAATTACCATCCACAACAGTCAATTTTACTGTACCCCCACCATTCCAAACAGGTGTTACTTTTACGCCTCCTACACCTTTTAAAGCCATGACTTTTATTTTATAGTCCTCTATATTTCCTCCAAAAGCATCTGTGTTAAAACTGCTATAATATCTTTTTCTAAGGCTTTCATCAGATTCCTCATCTTCTCCCTCTGTAAGCAATTCTATGAGTTCTCCTTTTGCCAGTGTTTTTAAATAAGTAATGGGTATCAAATCCCCTAAATATTGATTACCTGCCTCTCCTGCTGTTTCACATTCTAATATGTATTGTCCTTCTGTATCTGTTTTTTCTATTACAACATAATTTAATTCTTCCAAATTAAAACGTGTACCAATGGGTATATTGCAACCTTCTAAATTTTTATCTACAAAATTACCCAAAAAAGTAGCTTTTGTAGCCTCTTTTCTAAAAACGCCTCTTTCCATACATCTCCTAGTCAAATCTTCTTCTGTTGCAGTATCTCCATAAGTACGATTTTCAAGCATATACAAATCGGAATAAAATATAGCTGTTTCTGCTGCATTGGGTGCAATCGCATCAAATATAATACTGCCCTGTCGTCTATCTCTTTTTTGGCTAACCTGTTCTAATTTTCTTTCCATCAATGCTTCATAGCTTTCATACATTAAATATCAACCTGCCTTTCTATTTCCAATGTACCAAATATAGTATGTACTTTAAACTTCACCTCTAAATTACCCTTTCCGCCTCCAAATTTAAAATCTGTTACCGCTTTTATTCTGTCATCTGCGAGTAAAGCGTCCTCAATTCTTTTTTTAATTTCTGGTATCACATAACTTTTTGCTCTACCAAATAAATCATTTAATTCCATACCATACTCCCAATTATAAATTTCATATTGATATCTTTCTGTAAACAATATTTTAAATACAGCTTGTTTCATTGCCTCCAGTTCTTCCAGTGTTCCTGATACAATTTCTTTTTCTCTCTGCACGCGATAGGTTAATGTTGGTACAGTTTGTATTACAACATTATCATTCATTGTCATTTGTGTTTCCGGTATCAGTTTCATTTTCTGTCATCTCCTCTCCCACTCTGTCAATTACAACATATCTTTGTCCTCCTGTCATTTTTATAAGTATCACTCTTTCTCCTTTTTTAAGCTGTTTTTCCACTATCATTTCATACTGTACCCAATTTTCATCACTGTCTTTTCTTCTCATACTATAATTAATAGTATGTTTTATTACATTTTGTGAAAGCACTAAAAAAGATTCTGTTAATTCCAGTTTTTGCTCTAGTACAATTTTTAAAGGTTCTGTTTCTGTTACAGTACCATAACAAATATCTGTCAAATTTTCCTGTTGTAAAACATCATAAGCAAGTAACTTCACCGCCTCCAGCATCATTTTCCCCCATTTCTATTAATATCAATTATATTTTAAAGCTGTTTCCTTTTAGACTTCTTTCTCTTTGTTCAAGCAATTTCTCTGTAATATGTAAAAATAATGTTTCTTCATCAATACTTTGTTTTTGTTGTTCATATTGTATATTTTGACTTTGTTGTTGTTTTTGTTTTTCTTTCAAACTATTTTGAACAATATTTTGTATCACTTCTGTATTGATTGTGTGATACTGTTCATTTTTTTGCATATCACTTTCTTTTTGCCAAATATTTTGTTTTTGATATTGATTAAAAAGCATATTATTTTTTTTGATTGTTTTTTCTGTATATTGTTTTACTGGTACATTATCATCATGAGCTGATACTACACTATCTCTTATGTGTTGATTTTTAAAAATATTTTCTACATTCCAAAAATGATATTGTTTATTGTCATCTATATCATATTGTAAAAAATCATAATAATATTTCCAGAAATCATATTGTGTTGTACTTTTTTTTATATCATGTATTTTCTGTTTTTCTTTTTGTATATGTTGTTGTTTATTTGAGTCATATTGTTGTAATAAAGAATACTCCTGTTTATATGTATTATTTTGCTGATTGATATTCTGTTTTTCTATTTGCCATATATTTTGTTTTTGGTTTTCATTTTTATTTTGTATATGGTATTGCTTTTGTATTTCATATTGTTGTGTTGTTTGATATTGTAATTGTTTTTGTTTATTATGAATCTGTTTATTTTGATATTGCTTTTGTTGTGTTTGTTGTTGATACTGTTGATATTGTTTTTCTGTTTTCTGATTATCATGATATAAATTATCATTTTTTTGAAAAATATTAACTATATCATTTTGAATATTATTATTTTGTTTATTGTACTCACTATCACCATGTTGTTTTAATTTTTTCACATTATCATCAAAAATATTGTTTTTAAAATGTTTTTGAGTAAATTCATATTGTGTTTTGTTTTGCCATATATTTGTTTTATACTGTTTTTGCTGATACCAATTCCAAAAAAATTCATATTGTTTTTCTCCTTCCAAAAGTATTTTTTTATAATATGAAAACAACATACATCACCTCTTTTGCTCCAATTCCAAATCTACAACACATTCAACAAACATCCTTTCTATCAAATCCAAATGAAAAAACTGACTTGGCAATATATGAAAATGTCGGAGAACATAGTAAGCATAATCTACTCCATCTATGCCCTCCTTTATGGCTTTTTTATATCATATTTGATATTTTGTTTTCTTTCTTCAAAACAATTTTGTTCTCTTACCGTTTTTAAAAGTATCATATACTCTCCCATAGTAAGCATTTCTTTTAACACTTCATCTGCACTATGACAACCATAACTTTTTAAAAGCTCCTCATCATTCAAATTCGGTAAAACAACACAATTTGCACAAAATCTACCCCAATATTTTTCTATATCCTCTCCCTCTCTTTTTTTAATCTTCTGATGTTCTTTTTCTTTGAGTGCTTTTATTTTCCATGATATTGGTTGTCCATTTTCCCCAACAAATCTATTTGATATCACAATTTCTTTTTGTTCTGGTAAATATTGTTCTTCTATCAATTTGATTCCTCCATTCTAATATAAAAATCTGATTGATATCCCCCATTAAAAAAGTGATACACACATTTTTCAATGACATACATACCTTTTAAACTAATTTCAGCAAGTTCAGGTAATTCAATAAATATAGAATTGCCTGGTATCAACATCACTTCTCCCGAAATTTGTTTTAATATCAAATTTTTTTTCACACGACATTTTTGTAATAATATGGTATCACCTATTGCTTTTAAATCATATTGTGTTAATCTGTGGTCAACTCTTTGATAATAAAGTAATCTACCCCATTTTTTGATTTCTTCTTGTTTTTCATCTCTGTAAGATAATTTTTCTGTTTCAAGTCTTCCTGCTTGAAATAACTGCACACCGTTATAAGTATCTTCTGAAATATCAGTCGTATAAACATAATCTTGTATACTGCCATCACATTGCAACACTACATTTTGAACCATATCACTTTTTTGTTTTAATGTAAGTTTTCCACATTCATCATAAAAAAAATATTCTTTTGCTGTTTCTTTTTGTGTTAAATGTAATGCTGTATTTATCATATCCCAAAGTGTTTGCCCTTCTTCAATTCTTTGAGGAATCTGCCAAGCAGTATCACAAATTGCACCTATTTCCAGTCCATAATCATTTGCAATCATTTGTATCAATTCAGATGCTTTTTTGTTGTAATATACATAAGTATCTTTGTTTTTAATCAAATAAAAAAACTGGTCATATGCTGTTACAGTGATAATTTGTTTTGATGTTCTTGTTTTTTTCATTATCCAGCCCGAAAAAAACAATTTATTATCTGCAAAAAACTGTATTTGATTTCCTTCCACAAACTGTACATTGCCATCTCTTATAATAGAGCATACCAATTTGCCACAGCTTCCTAGTATACTTTTTTCAATTATAATTTCTCCTTGCAATAAATTTGTTGCATTATATATTTTGTCATAATTTTTAATAAGCATTTCAATTTTCATAGTATCACCCCAAACGCAATATTTGTCCTACTTGTATTTTGTTAGGATTTACAATATTATTTTTTTCTGCAATTTCTTTGTATCTGCTACCATCATTGAGCATTGTTTGAGCAATTTTCCAAAGAGAATCCCCTTTTTTGACAACATAAGTATTAGGAATATCTTTTCCTTCTCTTTTTGTCCCCATTTCTTCTAATACAGTTTGTCCTTGTTTTTGTTCCATTTTGTATGTAACAGAGCTGATTTTTCTATATTCTTTTACATTGATTTCCACCCAAAAATCGCCTTGTTCTCCACCTCTTTCCAGTACAGTATATTTTTCAAATGAAACGTCCATATTACCGCTAAATAATTCTGTACCATCTGCCAATTTTCTAAATACAATTAAGCTCACAGGCTTTTTACTCATTTTATACTGACGAAATTGATTTAAAAAAAATATAGGCTGTTGAAAAACGCCTTCTGTCTGTACAAAACTGTACTGCACAGCAGGCAAAAGTACAGTAAAAGAAATTCTTCTCAAACCGATATCTTTTAATATACTGCCCTCTCCTATATTCACCAATTCTATTTTTTCGCTTTCGCCTTCCACATTTGTTATCATTTCAGAAGGAGCTACAGGCAATAATATCTGCTGTCCATTTTGTTTTAAATAAAATCGATACATAATATTCTCCTTTTTATAATAATTGTTCTACAGTTGTTTTCAATTTTTGATATTCTCCTGGTGTAAGCATTTCCAAAAGGAGTGCTTCTTTTCCAGCCACATGATAGCTATTTTGTAGTTTTATGCTGTTCAAATCTGGAAATACAACACTTTCTGCTAACACCATTACTTCATAGTCATATTGCTGTATTCCTTTTTGCATCATTCTGCATTTTTTCAATATCATTTCATTTTCTTTTTGCATAAGTGGTTTCATTTCCCATACTATTGCCTTTCCATTTTCATCACAAAATCTTTCTGAAATCACTATTTTTTTATGTTGTATATCTTTTCTGTTTTGTTTATAAAATGCCTTCAATGTTATTTTCCTTTCCGTATTTTAAAATAGATAATGCTATGTCCCCCATATCACAATATGGAGGACATCACACATCAAAAAATATCACTCAATTTCAATATTTAAAAATAAATAAAACTTTTCACTTATTGTACCTGATTTAATTCTTCAAAAGCCTCCAGCAAATCCGCATCATTAAATGTGAATTTCAATGTTTCGTCTAATGCTTCTTTCTCCACATCTAATTTTGTAATCAGCATACTGTCAATATTGACACCCTTTAAAAGCACAGTTTGCTTACCTGTTTCGCTTGTAGGGTCTTCATTTGTCACAAGTAATTCAAAATAAGTATCTTTTCCATTTTTCATATATTCCAGCATAACCTGTCTGAATAAACTAGAAACATAATATACCTCCATTGTTCCAGTACCCTTCCAGCCACCAGCTTTATGTTGTTTTGATGTCAGCCCCAATATAGGAATTTCAGACTTTGTTTTTTCCACTTTTGCCTCTACATTTTTCGCCTGCATAATTTCATATCGATTACCATCAATTAAAGCAAAGCAAGTACCCAATGCACCATTAATAGTATCTTTTGCTCTCAAATAAGCCATATTAAAACCCCCCTTAATTTATATAACTTCCACTTTCATATACAATTTTTCCATAGCATCTGTTGGGCGTACTTTTTCATATACAACAACATCTTGTTTTTCTGTTCCTTGTGTAATGATAATATCTTCTGGTACAAATCCCTCTATTGCTTCAATACTTTCTAATTGTTCATGATATTGTATCAACTCTGCTTTCAGCAAATTGCGTCCAGTGTCATTGTTACTTTGTTTACCTAAATAATACTCACTAAATATTCTTGCAACATCATTTGCAATGCTGTCAAGCACTCTAATCACTCTATTACTTGAGAAATCGCTGTTTTTATTACTTTCAAAAGATGTAAATGTGTTAATATCTCTCAATACTCTAATATCATCGCCATCTTCATAATATAAAAACTCACCTTTTTGCAATCCTTCTACAAATTTAGATTTTTTATATTTTGCTTTTACATGATATTCGCCATTGTATATTCTGTTTGTAATGCTCTGATTCACTTCTGCACCTGCCTGCGCACCTGCTGTCCAATAAACAAGAGCTGTTTTTTGTTCTTCTGTTTCATTTGTAACAGAAATCACGCCCTCAAAATCTGCTTTTGCATAATCAAAAAGCACTGTAACAAATTTCACACCTTCATCATTTCTCATTCTTTTTGTAAATGCAGTAAACAGTCCTTTTGTGACATCATCTTCACCAGCATAAGCCAAAACACTAAAATTTTCTTTTTCTGCTTCTTCCAAAAAATTAGCATAATCGTTACCAGTCACTTGTTTATTTGTACCACCTGTCAAATTGATTCCTGCACTCACTTCGAGTGTTCCGCTTCCGCTAAACGCAACATATGTATTTTGTTTCAATTCTTCTATTGTTTTCACTGTTTGTGTATCCTGCAATATCAAATCTAAATATGTTTTCACATCAAATGCTGTTTCATCATCTACATTTTTAGAAATCACAATTTTAATATCATTTCCTCTTGTACCGCCATATACAGCTTGTATATTGCACTGTCCTATTGTTGCTACTGCCTTTTCTCCACTGTTGCATCTATAAATCAATGCTTTTTTTGCATATAAAAACAATTCTCTTAGAGGTTTCATTTTTTCATGGATATAGTCATATCCAAATATATTTTGTGATTCTGTTTGAAAATCTTCTGCCTGTACTGCCATCATACCATTTTGTCCCCAATCCAATTCCAATGCAATACAAACCGTACCTCTTTCTCCCAATGTTCCCATAGCTCTGGGTTGTGATACAAAATTGATATATGCTCCTGGTAATATTTTATTTTGTACTAAATAAGTACCTCCTCCTAATGCCATAAATATATCATCCTTTCTTTGCTATTGTTCCTTCTAAATACATTTTTATCATTTTTTCAGCTTCTTTTTTGCTGTAAAGTCTGTTTTCTTTCAATACAGCATTGATTACATCTTTACTACAAATTAAATTTTTACTTTGCAAAAACTGTTGTTTTGTAAATACATTTTGCTCCACTTTATTCCATGCTCCTTTATACAATATTTAATACCCCACAACTTTGTCGCCATTATGTTCGAGTCTTTTCATTTTCTGCTCTGTAACAATAGGCATAATCTGCACATAATAAACGGCATAAAAGCAAAATCCCTTTTCAGTGATATTGTGGTACATTTTTCCTGATAAAAACTCATTTTCATTTTCTCCCACCAATGACAGCACATCATAAAGCATTTCAGCCCTTTGAGTAGATTGCAATTTTACTCTTTTTTGTGTTTGATTTTTGTATTCTACACAAATTGTAATCCACTGCTCTCGTCTACCTTTTAGAAGTGGTTTTTGTTCCACAGATTTTATTGTGACACCAAAGCAATTTGCACTTCCCTTTTGAGGGACTTCCTCACCATACACAGCACTGTCTGGAAACTGTTTTTCAATCGCTTTTATTACCATTTCTTTCAATATTTGTAAAACTCCCTTTTCCATATACTCCCCCCTTATGCTATACTTTCTCTTTTTAAAGCAATTTCATTATGTGTATCATAGTCAATCATTTCTCCAGTGCAATAAAACACTAAATTTTCGCCATATTCCTGTTGCACTTCTATTTTGCTTCCTGCCAATATCACATATTCTTTAGGGAATAATAATATAGCATCATATACTATTTCTGAGGGTAAAACAGTATTCTTCACTGCTATTTTTACATTTCTGCAAAGTCTGCAAGGCATTTCTGTTATTTGTTCTGCTTCTGTTATGAGCGTTTCCCCCCAATCTGTTTTTTGTTCTTGCCATACTGTCACAAAACATTTTTGTTTAAAAAAACGCTCAATATCTTTTATAATATTTTCTATACTATCCCCTCCTCTTTCCTCCTTTGCAACTACATTCACAAAAGTAAAATTTTATAGTATGCCTTTTATTCAGTCACCACTTCATACAGCGAAATTTATCCAATTCCTCAGAAAATCCTTTCAGCAATTCTTTTTTATTATCTTTCCAAGCATTGCCTTGATTTTGATATGTAATAGAAACATTTCCCTCTTGTATTGTTTTAATAGCAGTATTTTTGTGTGCTTGCTCATAATTTTCATTATCAAAAAGCAACATACTCATTTCAATACAAACATTTTCCAATTCATTTGGTATTTGCTGTATATTACAATATGCTTTCACAATGTCCATACTTCTTTGGCAAGCAAAAAGCAATACATCATCTGTTTCAGATTGTTGTTCATCATTATATTTTCGTAATTGTTTTATTTTTTCACAAATACCCTCTGCACTCACAATATCATATTGTTGCTCCATATATTATTCCCCTTCTGTATTTGGTGCTTGTCCATCAATATTGACATAAATACCATCCATAGCATTGTCAGTAATCCATAAGTCATGATATTTTCTGTAATCAATTTTCCAAGCATTTGCCTTTTGATTTGTCATAGGGTCAAATATTCTTGTCACATCTGTTTTAGAAACTGCAATAGGGGCATTTTTTACAGCAATAATCCAATTAATATCTTTTGCATCGCTTGTTGGTTCAAAACCGCCTTCTGTTTCACCTGTTGTAGTACCATCAAAAAATTGATATGCTGTTTTCAATCTAGCAGAAGGCACTCTAATAATAGGGCTTCCGTCAATATTTTTCACATTCAATGTCACATTTCCCTGTTGAAATGTACCTGTTTCCAGCATATGATTACTTGCCATATCTAATAAATTGGCTGTTTTAGAAGACATTGTGACAACAATTTCATTTTCATCTCCCACAATATCTTTTACGATTGTAATTTCCTCAAGCAATTTTTCAACAATAGTATCTTTTACTGGGTGATAATAAGAAACCTTTTTCATATCTTCAGCCAATTCTGCAATTTTGCTATAACGATATGCGTCAATTTCAGGTATCACTTTTGTTTTTTGGAACTGTCCCATAACATCACCAGCAACCGCTGCAAAATTTGTTTCGTCCACGTCCATGGCATCAATTTGGAATGTTCTGCCTCTGTCTTGCGTCATCAATCTTGTTTCATATGTCAATGTCACAGCACCTTGCACAAAACCATTATCTCTATCATATGTTCCTAAACCATTTAATTGTAATTTTGGTATTTTAACCTCATTTCCACCATTATACTGTATTTGACCGCTATTTTGTTCCATCCAGCCACTTGTTGCTTTTGCAACCAACTGTTCATCTAATGCTTTCACAAATATTTTTGCATATTCTATTGTATTAATACTCATATTATACCTCTCCTTTAATTATGTTTTATTATCTTCTCATTAATGCCTGTTCAAATTGTTTTGCTATGTCACTTTTTTTATCTGCTTTTTTATTAGTAGATTGATAACCAGTACCCTCTATTTTTTTGTTTTCACTTTGTTCCTCAAAAAGATAAGGCACTTCTTTTTTCAACTGTTTGATGTCCAATCCTTCCAGAGTATTATCATCATTCAGTGTAATACTTTCCAAATCTATCAGAGCAAGCAATGCCTTTGTATTTCTTGCTCCCTGTTGTTTCAAAAAGCACTCTACAACATATTTTTTCAATTTTTCATGATACATTTTTTCGAGTTCTTCTTTTTCATGATTCCATTCCATCATTTTTTGCTGATACTGCTGTTGATTTATGGTTTCCTGTTTGTCCTGTCTGTTCATCTGTATCATAATTTATCACCCTTTCTTTTTCCTGCCAAACGGCTTGTATTTCGCTATTTACATCCTGCACAAATGGATGTTGTGCAAGTAATGTTTTTTCGCTCACAATACCTTTTGATGCTGTAATCATATTCACCATTTCCATATCATCAGTAATGCTGTTTAAATTCAATTTGATATCTATGCTGTTCACATTATAATCTGTATCATTTTTTCTATTGCAGTCTTCCAGCAAAAACCAAAATAGTTGTTTTAAAGATTTTTTAATTTCAGGCACAATACCATTGATTTTTAAATTAAACATAGCATATTGAAATTTTAAAGAAACACCACTAGGAGCATTTCCCAAATTTTCGCTGTCTGTATCCACGCCCATACCGAAATGGAATATATCTTTTCTCAACAATTTTAGCCATTGTATTCTGCCCTCAATGGGTAAATGTACTTGTTTTGTTTCCACTTTTCCAGAAGAATCCGATATCTGCACAGCCCTGTTTACCTGTAATTTTTTTGCTATAGCGCTTGCTGTTTCTCCGCCATATCCTGCAATCACCCAATACAAATCTACCAAATCTAATAAACTGTTTGTACCTTCGCTACAAATCAAATCATAAGCATCTATTAAGCCCTTTATCATTTTTAAATCAGACAATTCTTTGCTGTTATTTCTAAGTGCTATAAAAGGTACTTTTCCCCAGCCATGTTGTTCTTTTTCTATTTCTTCCATATTTTCTTTAATAATTGTCCAGTGTCCTGTTGGCTTTTGTTCTTTTTGGTAAGTTCCATCACTTTTTTCTATGTAATATGTCACATCATTTTTTGTCCACCATTCCACTTTTTTTACTGCTTGTTCTTTGCCATTTTCCACAATATTAAAATAATAATATCGAATCACTTGCTCTATTTCTGTTTTATTTACAGAATCATAAAACACTATCAATTCTTCTGCTGGTACAACACAATATTGTAATTTTCCATTTTTGTCATAATAGACATGAACATATTCCACACCTTTATTAGATGCGCCGACAATCCATTCATATAAAACGCCATTAAATTTTTCATCAGCCAATTCAGATAATTGTTTTTCATATTTTTGTGTATGTGCATCATTTTCCCCTTTTACCAATATACTTGGTTCTTTTGCCACCAAATAAGAAACCTTTTGCTCCACAAGTACATGATGAAAAGGACACACCACATGATGATTACTCCTATTAGGATTGGAAAGCAATTTCATTCTTTCCTCCTGTTTTCCTTCTGGTGTTTGATATGTTTCAGAAAAATGTTTTACAGAAAAATTTTTTTGCAATACATCATGTTGACAGCAATAATATTTTTCTCCTTCCATCATTTCTTTTTTTATAGCGCTGTTCATATCATCTGCAATAATTGCTTTAATCAATTCGCTTTCATTTCCTTTGTGAACAGCTTCTAATTTTTGTTTCATCAATTCTATTTCTGTAATATACAT